TTTGGTATCCAGACGAGGTAAAAGCAGGACGCGCAGCGGCCTTTACATGGGAAATCGCTGGATCATCACCGACCGCAAATGGACAAACAGCTACATCAACAAAGACTTTTACTGAAAATCATCCTGAACTAGGCAACAGAACTGTAACCATAACTTTTGGCGTTGAATCTATTGCATTCTCTACCGAAGCGTTCGGAACGCCATACTTCCAAAATAACAGTGGCTACACGGGATATGTTTGGACAGAAAACGTTTTCACTACTCTTTCGGTAACAGGATCAACAGGCAAATGGCGTGATGGAGAAATCTGGATTGCCAAGCTAAGCACAAGCTCAGACAATCCACACATTGAAAACCATCCAACTGATGGAACGTTAGAAGAGGTTGGTGTTAGGTTGAAAATTACAACGACGGGATGGCTTCGCAGTAAACAATTTAAGTTGCAAGATGACGGCAACCTTGTCATTACTGACACAGATGGTTCAAATCTTGTTTGGACTGCTGGCATTCCGGTCACAACCAGCGAACCACAAGTTGCAAGCAATCTTGCTGGAACGCCATCAGTGCAGGTGAGCGGTGTGTGTGGAAAGCGCATTTCTGACTGCAGATTGCGGTTCCCAGGAGGTGATGCGCATGGCGGCTTGCCGTTTGGATCGTTCCCTGCTGCAGGTGGCTTGCAGTAATGGAAGAATGGCAGGTTTCGGCGTTAGAGCACGCCAAAGCTGAAGCACCGCGTGAATGCTGCGGACTTGTTTTGATCATCAAGGGCCGCAAGCGTTACTGGCCTTGCAAGAACCTATCCGAAGACGACAACTTTTTCGTGATGGACCCGATGGACTACGCCAGAGGGGAAGACACTGGAACGGTGATTGCCATTGTTCATAGCCATCCAACAACGCCTGCGATTGCAAGCGAAGCGGACAGGATGGCTTGCGAACAGTACAAGCTGCCTTGGTACATCGTCAGTTTGCTGGGCGATCGCTGGTGCTCTATCCGCCCCAATGGGTATGAAGCACCATTGATCGGACGGGAATGGGTGTGGGGCGTATCCGATTGTTGGACATTGGTGCGTGACTGGTACAAGCGTGAAATGGGCTTGAAGTTACGCGACTGGGAGCGGCCAGTCAGTGCTGATGCTTTCCGACGATCGCCTTTGTTTGAAAGCTGCCTGGCAGAGACTGGGTTTGTCGATACGGGGAATGATCTGCCAGAAAAAGGCGATGCTGTGCTGATGCGGCTTGATGGATCGCCTGGGTTGAATCATGTTGCGATATTTGTAGGCGAGCAAAAGATCCTGCATCAGTTGCAGGGACGGCTGTCTTCACGTGACCGATGGGATTCCTATTGGCAGAAAGTGACCGGTAGAATTGTTAGGTATAGCGGCTGACGGCAGATGCTCCGCACGGTCAAGGTTTATGGACACTTGGCAGAGCACTGCGGTCAGAGCGTGTTTGAAGCACTGGTGCGTACACCGGCTGAGGCGATCCGCTTTTTGCTGTGTAACTTTCCGAGTCTGCGCGGCGTAATGCGAGATGGGCATTACAAGGTGGCAGCCAGCGATCTTGAGCTTGACTTAGCTGATCATCCTGAGCAGCTGCATTATCCACTGAGCAACGATGATGTGGTCCGTGTGATTCCTGTGATTACAGGTGCTGGCGGCGCTGGAAAAATCTTGGCGGGAGCTGCGTTGATTGGTATATCGCTAGCCATACCTGGTGCTGGGCTAGCTGGCACAAGTTTTTTGGCGTCTATTGGTGGTGCTGCGACATTTGGTGCTGGCTTGGCAGCAGCGGCTGGAAGCATTGGTGCGGCACTTGTTCTTGGTGGCGTTGCTGAATTGATTACGCCGGTCCCGCGAGCGCCGGATTACGGTGATATAGACAATGATCCAAGGGAAAACTTCAGCTTTTCAGGAATCCAAAACGTAACCAGAGAGGGCGTTCCAGTGCCGATTGTTTACGGTGAAATGATCGTTGGCAGTATTGTTATTTCTGCTGGCTTGAATGTTGAGGAGGCGTAGTCATGGGAATTGACAAGGATAGTCTTGATTCGGTACAGGTAGCCAGGTTCATCGACCTTCTTAGCGAAGGCGAGATTGAAGGCTTCCCGAACGCAAAACACCCTGACGGCGTAAAGATTTCACGCACAACTGCTTTGCAGCAGTATTACATCGCATCGCTGAAAGATACGTTCTTCAATAACACTCCTGTTCTGGCAGCAAATGCACCTATAAACAGTGGAACTACATTGGCTGACGTTCGTTCATATCTAAATTTTGATATGGATGATGCGTTGTTCGAGTCACGCCTTGGGACGCAGGACCAAGGCACCACAGAAAACATTGGCATCGCAAGCCAGTCAGTAACGGCTGTAAACGTAAAGCTTGACGAAAACGAATCAGCTACAAGGTCGATTACAGATACAGATGTCACGTCAGTTCGAGTAACAGTTGGAACACCACAGCTGCAAGATCTCCAGCGTGACGGTGACATTAGAGGGGTAGAGCTTCGCTATAAAATCGAAGTTCAGTACAACTCGGGAGGATTCCAGCAAGTTGGGTCTGAGCATACAATTAAAGGCAGAACGCCTGATTTATATCAACGTGTTCACAACTTTGCCTTATCACCTACGGGCGCGTTTCCTGTTGACATCCGGATTACGCGAACTTTTAAGCAAGAAGCGGTCAACGACAACACAATCGTCGATGATTTCTTCTGGTACGACTTTACAAGCAAGGTAAACGATAAGACACGTTTCCCAAATAGCGCCCTTGTAGCTCTTAAGTTTGACGCACAGCAGTTTCCGAACATCCCCGACCGTTCTTATCGGATTCGTGGAGTTAAGGTCAAAATCCCTCATAACGCCACGGTCAATCAAGTCACAGGAGCTTTGACCTATAGCGGAACGTTTGGCGGAACATTTAAGACGACTAAAGAATGGACTACTGATCCGGCTTTTATCCTCTATGACTTGCTCACAAATACAAGGTATGGGTTGGGCAATCATGTCCTGACCCCAGCAGAGCGAGCCAGAGACGCAGAAGGTGATTTTGATGGAGCGGCAGACGTTGCCAGCAACCTAGACATTTATTCGTTTCAAGCAGCTAGTGCTTACTGCGGGGAAACTGTAACTGGAGACGATGATCCGCGTTTTTCTTGCAACGTCTCTATTCAAAGCTCTTTTGAGGCGTATGACCTCATTAACCAGCTGTGTTCGGTGTTCCGGGTGATGCCGTTCTGGCAGGCAGGTGGCTTGTCTGTCGCTCAAGATCGCAAGACTGAAGATCCAAACGCAGATTTTAGTTACGTCTTCAACCAGACAAATGTTACTGAAGCTGGTTTTCAGTATTCCGGCTCCAGCATGAAGACACGGAACACCTGCGTGTCAGTCAAGTATTTTGACATGGACCTGCGGGACTATGTGTACGAGCTGATTGAAGACGAAGAAGCAATTAAAAAGTATGGATACAACAAAACCACAATCAATGCTTTTGCGTGCAACAGTCGCAAGCAGGCGCACAGGCTTGGCAAATGGCTGCTTTACACGCAGCAGTACGAGACTGAAATCGTTACGTTTGAAACTGATCTCGCTGCAGGCATAACTGTTCGTCCTGGTGATTTAATCAAGATTGGTGATCCAGTTAAGGCTGGGCAAACAGTTTGCGGTCGAATTTCTACAGGTTCAACAACAGGCTCTATTAAGCTAGATCGCAGTGACGTAGACATGTTTGGAACACAAGCACCGTCTTCGTTCACGCTAAATCTGGTGTTACCGGATGGAACGTTCCAGCAGAAAAATGACTGCACAATCGTTGGCAACACAGTTACGCCGTCATCTAATTTTCAGCTTGCTCCCGCTCAAGGCGCTCCATTCGCCATCGGCTTTGAAGGATTAGTTCTTAGCACCTGGCGCGTTGTCAGTGTTGGTGAAAACGAAGACACCTATTCAGTCACGGCGGCGTATCACGATCGCTTGAAATACGACTTTATTGAGCAAGACGTTGAATTTACTCAGCGTGACATCACTCAGCTAAACGAACCGCCTGAAGCGCCATCGAACTTGGTGGTTGAGGAAGTGCTGTACGAAAGTGCTGGCCGTGTTCTGCAAAAGCTTGTTATTGGCTGGCAGGCCAGTGCAAGAGCTAACAGCTATCGAGTCAGATACAGGCTTGGGAGCAACAACTTCATTACTGCGACAACTGTAAACACCGGCTTTGAGATTCAGAACAGTGATGTCGGGACGTACGAAGTTGAGGTGTATGCGCTCAGCTACGGAATTGAGCAAGCAAAAGAGTCGCAACGTGCATCAACGACATTTGTGGCACTTGGCAAGACGGCTCCGCCGTCAAACATTGCGAGCCTGAACATTTCGCCTGTTGATGCTCATACAGCTGAGTTGTATTGGCCGCAGTCTGTTGATCTGGATGTCCGCGTTGGTGGATCGGTTGAGATCAGGCATACGCCCCACACGGACGCTAATGCTGTTTGGGGTCGGGCTCAGGACATTGTTCCTGCGGTCAACGGCAGCAGCACACGAAAGATTGTTCCGCTTAAAGAAGGCACTTATCTGATTCGTGCCAAGGATTCTTTGGGCAACTATGCAGCACCTGCGGGGATTCCTAGTGTTGTGGTGGATCTGCCCGAGCCGCAAGACCTGGAGCTTGTTCAGACCTTTAGTGAGAACCCAACGTTTGGTGGAACGTTCAACAACATGTTCTACAGCGCAGCGGAGGGCGGCATTGCGTTAACTGCTGACGGGCAGATTGACGACATTGCCGATTTTGACGCTGTTACTAGCCTTGATTTCTTTGGTGATCTGGCGTCCAGCGGTGAGTATCAGTTTGCCAGCACGCTTGATCTTGGGGCCAAGTTCGACGTTGAGCTGCTTTCAGTGCTTCAGATCCGTGCGTTCCAGCCATCTGACACTTGGGACGAACGGACAGCGCTCATCGACACTTGGAACGACATTGACGCTGACGACTTAAGCGATACGGATGTGCAGCTGTATGTACGCAGCACTAACGATGATCCAAGCGGCAGTCCGACCTATGGAACCTGGGAGCCGTTTGTGAATAACACTAAGCGCGGTCGCGGTTTCCAGTTCAAGGCTGTCGCTACGTCAAGCAACGTTTCCCAGAATCCCTTGATTGAGGAGCTTGGCGTAAAGGTCAGCGTGCAGCGCCGCACAGAACAAGAGCGCAACACGACTTCTGGAGCGTCAGCGAAGGCAGTCACGTTCCCGTCTGCGTTCTACAGCATCCCAAGCGTCGGCATCACGGCTCAAGA